GAATGTGTAAAGCAAATCTTTGGATTCTCTGATTCAAAGGCTCGAGAAGCCCTCCGTTTACTTAGCAAAGAACAAATCCAAAAATTAAAAGAACATACCGAAATCGGTGGATTAAGGAAGTAATATGGTAGATTTGAGTAAGTTTATTGAGGTCTCACTCAATGAACAAGATGATTTCTTGAAGGTTCGTGAAACACTCACACGAATTGGTGTATCTTCTCGTAAAGAAAAAGTTCTTTACCAATCATGTCATATTCTACATAAACAAGGTCAATATTATATTGTCCATTTTAAAGAATTATTTGCATTGGATGGAAAGCCATCAAACATATCAGAAAATGATATTCAACGAAGAAACGCTATTGCTAACCTCCTTGAAGAATGGGGTTTAGTTAAGATTTTAAATAAAAAGTTGCTTGAAGATAACATAGCACCTTTGCATCAAATTAAGATTATATCATTCAAAGAAAAAGATGAATGGAATTTAATTACCAAATATAATATTGGTAAAAAAACACAAGACTATTAATATGAAACCAGCATTAAAATTAAAAAATAAATATACTGGTGAATTTGTTTATTGTCGTAATCCAGAAGATGTATTAAATCATGGAAATGGTTACATCTTCTATCGTGTCTTTAAAAAAGAGGCACCAGACCGAATTTATTTGGTCAATCGTGACGCATACATCATAGTTGACTAAATAAAATAGTGACGCCTTCGGGGTCACACTTTTTATTAACTCGCTTTACAAGGAGATTTATATGACATTAAGTCGTTTAACACCATTATATCATGCAACACTTGGATTCGAAAACTTCTTCCAAGATATTGAGAAATTTTTAGATTCTGACCTTAAAACCACAACCTCAACATTTCCTCCACACAACATTTTAAAACTTGACGATAATCGTTATGTTGTAGAATTAGCCGTGGCTGGTTTTAGTGAGAAAGATATTGATATCACTACACTCGATGGTGAATTGGTTATTAAAGGCAACAAAGAAGACAAAGCCGATTCAGGCGAATACCTACATAGAGGTATAGGTCTTCGCTCATTCACCAAGACTTTGCGTCTAGCCGACACAGTTGAAGTTCAAGGTGCTGAGTATAAAGATGGAATTCTTCGTATTGGTTTGGTGAATGTGATTCCTGACCACAAGAAGCCCCGTAAGATTGAAATTGGAACTATTCCAACCTCGAGCACAGGTATTGAGCGTGTAAGAGAACTTTTAAATGAGCGTGGCAACAATTACGAAACTGAATAAAGGATGGGGCTTCGGCCCCTACCTTTTTAATTAACTATTGGAGTATATTATGTTTGGTACCGACAAGAATTTTAAATTACCAAAAACTATTAAGAGATTAATGACAAGTCTTGGTGGTAAAAAAAGAATTGAATTTAAACATGCGATGATTCGAGCAATTGCAACCGCAGTTAAAGCACCACCGCCTCGTAGAGATAAAAACCAAAAACACGATAAGGAATAACAAATGAGTTTTGAATTCGATTTCACACAAGAAAAATTAGCATCTTGCTTATCACGCAATAAAAATATACCAGATTTATTTGAAGCACTCAATGAAGTGTTACCAAAATATGAAATTACTTCACCACAAAGAGTTGCAGCTTTTCTAGCACAATGTGGCCATGAATCTGCTGACTTCACAGTATTAAAAGAAAATTTAAACTATTCTGCTGATGGTCTAACTAAAGTATTTCCAAAAAGATTCCCTACATTAGACGCAGCTAATCCATATAATCGTCAACCTGAAAAGATTGCAAACAAGATTTATGCAGACCGTATGGGTAATGGACCAGAATCATCTGGTGATGGTTACAAATACCGTGGTCGTGGTGCAATTCAATTAACAGGCCATGATAACTATAAGTCTTTCGCTGATTCAATTGGACAATCAATCGATGAAGCAGTAGCATACACAGAAACATTAGCTGGTGCTATTGAATCTGCTTGCTGGTTCTGGAATAAAAACAATTTAAATCAATACGCTGATTCTGCCGATTTAGTTACATTAACTAAACGAATCAATGGCGGCACAATTGGTTTAGATGACCGTGTAAAACACTATAACCATAATATTGAGGTTTTAGCGTAATATAAGTAGTAGTAATTAATGATTTTCAGTATTGCATTTCAGCTGAAAGTGTTATAAAATATGGATGTTAGAATAAAAAAACTAACAATAAAACTCAAGTTAGACCTTGGATGACCGAGATAAAGGCCGTTCTCTCTAATGATTTGGTTTATAAAATAAACTTTATAAATCTAAGGAGAAATACCATGTGGACAACACCATCAGCAACTGAAATGCGTTTTGGCTTTGAAGTGACTATGTATGTGATGAACAAGTAATATTGTTCTCATATCGAACCCCACTTCGGTGGGGTTTTTTATTTGGAGTTTACCGTGAGTAAGATTATAGGATTCAGTTGTTCTACTTTTGACTTGCTTCATGCAGGCCATATTCTAATGTTAAATGAAGCCAAACAACAATGTGATTACCTAATTGTTGGTCTTCAAACTAACCCAGCCATCGATAGACCAGATACCAAAAATAAACCAGTTCAATCAATTGTCGAAAGATATGTTCAGCTGAATGCTGTTAAGTTTGTCGATGAGATTATTGTTTATGAAACTGAAAAAGACCTTGAAGATTTACTCATGTTCTTGCCAATCAATAAAAGATTCATTGGTGAAGAATATCACGGTAAAGAATTCACAGGAAAGCAAATTTGTGTTGACCGCAACATAGATATAATATACAATTCAAGGACTCATCGTTTTAGCTCAACAGAACTTCGTCAAAGAAATTACCAATACGAACTGAATAATAGTAAATAATTTTACCGCATTTATATTTTAATTCAGATATAATATTATTTTAAATCAAGGAAACACAGTATGAACACTCGTGAATTAGCCAAGAAGTTAGCAATCGAACACAAAATGCCCCGTGCAGACCGTTATGATTTATATCTCCGGGAATATGATAACATGGTTGAAATTTTAGGATGGGTTCAAGACCCAACCCGTGAAATGAATGAATTTCGTGGCCGTGAAATGTTATTTCCAAAACGCTGGGTAACCATCGGTGTTTTACCTGGAAATATTATGGTAGGAGTAGAGTAATGTCAATTAAATTAATTACACTTAAATCAACACAGACACTCATTGGTGAATTAGATTGCACCAAAGACAATGAAGTGGTTATTAAACAACCCGTTCAAGTGATTGTTCAACCAACTAAAGAAGGCCCGGTAATGGGTTTTGCACCATTTTTAGAATTCGCTGAAGAATTTAAAAAGGGTATTACTATTTCTATGGATAATGTCCTTGCGGTTACAACTCCTGTTCGTGAATTAGAAAATCAGTATAATAAGATGTTTGGTGTAGGCATTGAAATTGCCTCTGTTATTCCAAAAATCTGATATACTCCTTGAATGACAAAATTCTACACTAATGTTGCCACATTTGGTAACAATATCCTCTATCGTGGTGTTAATAATGGTAGGCGTTTAAAGACTAAAGTTCCTTATACTCCTACTTTATTTCTTCCATCCAAAAAAACAACTGAATTTAAAACACTCGATGGTGAATACCTTGAGCCAATGAAGTTTGAATCTATTCGTGAGGCTCGAGACTTTTCTAAACGATATGAAGAAGTTGCAAACTTTAAAATCTATGGTAACACTAATTATCAATATGCTTTTATTGCTGATGAGCAAAAAGGAATGATTGATTGGAATATTGAAAATATTTCTATTGCAGTTATTGATATCGAAGTTGGTTCTGAAAATGGATTCCCAGACCCATACCTTGCTAATGAACCTGTAACAGCTATTGCTATCAAATATATGAATGGTGATATGGTTGTTTTTGGTTGTGGTGAATATCAACTTCAAGGCACCGAAAAATATATCAAGTGTGATGATGAGATTCAACTCTGTAAAAAATTCTTACAATTCTGGCAAGATAATTGTCCCGATGTTCTCTCTGGTTGGAATATTAAATTCTTTGATATACCATACCTTGTAAATAGATTCAATAAACTCCTTGGTGAAGAAGAAACAAAAAAACTATCTCCATGGAATGTAATTAATAATCGTAAAACAGTTATCAATGGCCGTGAATTGATTGCCTATGAATTTCTTGGTGTATCTTTCCTTGATTACATTGAGTTATACCGATGGTATGCACCAGGTGGTAAATCACAAGAATCATATCGTTTAGATAATATTGCTCAAGTTGAACTTGGTGAAGGTAAAATATCATATGATGAATATGATAACCTCCATGCTTTGTATCGACAAAACTACCAAAAGTTTATTGAGTATAATATCAAAGATGTGGAACTAATCTTTAAACTTGAAAACAAACTTAAACTCATTGAACTTGGTTTAACTTTGGCTTATGATACAAAGACAAACTATGAAGACATCTTTGCACAGACTAGAATGTGGGATGCTATTATCTATAATTATCTCCTTGAGAAAAAGATTGTTGTTCCGCCAAAGATTGTTAAACAAAAAGATTCTGCCTTTGAAGGCGCATATGTTAAAGACCCACAAGTTGGTAAACATGATTGGGTAGCATCATTCGATTTGAATTCACTTTATCCACATTTGATGATGCAATTTAATATCTCACCTGAAACATTGGTTGAACCAATGAATTATTCTCCTGAGATGCGTAATATCATTATGGGTGGAATAACAGTTGATAAAATGATTGATAAACAAATTGACTTATCAAAACTTAAAAATGTAACACTTACTCCAAATGGCCAATTCTTCCGAACTGATAAGAAAGGTTTCTTACCACAGATGTTGGAAGAAATGTATAATGACCGAAGTAAATTTAAGAAGTTGATGCTTAAATCTAAACAAGATTATGAGAATGAAAAAGACCCAAGCAAAAGAAAAGAAATTAAAAATCTTGTGGCTAGATATGAAAATCTTCAGTTAGCAAAAAAGGTTTCACTCAATTCAGCTTATGGTGCCCTAGGTTCTCAATACTTCCGTTTCTATGATTTAAGAATGGCACTTGCTGTTACATTAGCCGGTCAATTAAGTATTCGTTGGATTGAAAAGAAACTTAATGAATACATGAATAAACTATTGAAAACTACAGAAGATTATGTAATTGCTTCTGATACCGATTCAATCTATCTTCGCTTGGGACCATTGGTAAATAAAGTTTATACTGGTGATAAGTCGCCAGCTGAAGTAATAAAATTCATGGACAAAGTATGTGAAGATAAGATTCAACCATACATCGACCAAAGTTATGAAGAATTGGCTACATATGTGAATGCCTATGCACAGAAAATGCAGATGAAACGAGAGGCATTATCTGATAAAGGTATTTGGACTGCCAAGAAAAGATATATTCTCAATGTATATAATAACGAAGGTGTTCAATACAACGAGCCACAGATGAAAGTTATGGGACTTGAAATGATTAAATCTTCAACTCCAGCTGCCATTCGCCAAAAGATGAAAGAAGCTATTACGATTATGATGCGTGGCACCGAAGAGGATATTCATAATTTCATTGAAGACTTCCGTTTAACATTTAAGAAATTACCACCAGAAGATATTTCTTTCCCAAGAGGACTTAATGGCCTCAAAGAATATTCAGATTCGATTACGATGTATAAAAAGGGAACACCTATTCATGTAAAGGGTGCTATTCTATATAATCATTATCTCAAACAAATGGGACTTGAAAAGAAGTATCCTAAAATACAAGATGGTGAGAAATTAAAATTTACTTATCTTAAACAACCTAACCCATTTAAAGATATGGTCATTTCATATCCTGGTAGATTACCAAAAGAATTTGGTATTGATGAATATATTGATTATGATACACAGTTTGAAAAGGCTTTCATTGAACCAATTAAAGTGGTATTAGATTGTATGGATTGGTCAATTGAAAAGAAAAATTCATTGGAGGGTTTCTTTGGATAATATTCGTATCATTAAAACAGGTATCAATGTCTCAAAGATTGTAAAACAATTACAGGAGTTTAAAGATGACTGGCAAGCACAAAGAAAAATTGAAGGTGCTCAAACATTATTAGACCGTGGTTTTGATGATATACCAATTGGCGTATTACAATTAATTATGGGTGGAGTAAATGACCCAAAAGAATTTGTAGGTGATACTGAAATTTCTATTCCTACCGAAGCATATAATCACCACACCGAAATAGTTCGGTTTCTAAAAAGAAACTTTCATAAATTTTGCCGATGTGGATTTTTATCATTAGAAGTTGGTGGCGAAGTTGGCCAACATATCGATGAAGGCAAATACTACTTAACTAAAGATAGATACCACTTA